GAAGACAATCCGGATCGGCCCGCGCAAGGTGATCGTGGCGAACAGCGTTGATTCAATGAAGGCGCTGCAGCCGGCGAGCAAATTCGACATCGCGGTGCTGGAGATCGACCGCCTGCAGCGCAGCATCCGCAAGGTGCTGATGGCCGACCAGCTGACGCCGAAGGATGGCCCGGCGATCACCGCGACCGAGGCGACGATCAACGTCGATCTGATCCGCCAGCAGCTCGGTCCGATGTTCGGCCGGATGCAGAGCGAGTACATGGCCCGGATGATCGATCGCGTCTTCGGCCTGATGTTCCGCGATGGCGCCTTCGGCAATCCTCCGCGCGAACTGGCGGGCCGCGATTTCCGCACGCAGTACCGCAGCCCGATTGCACGCAGCCAGAAGGCTGTCGATGTCGCGGCAATGGATCGCTACGAAGCCGCCCTGGTCAATGAAGTCGCCGGCACCGGCAAGACGGAACTGCTCGACAACTACGACTTCAACAAGGCGACCCGCAAACGCGCGGAATTGCTCGGCGTCCCTGCTGAACTGCTGGTCGATCAGGATGACGTTGACGCCGCGCGAGAACAGCGCAGCCAGCAACAGCAAGCACAGCAGCAGACCGCGATGATGACTCAGGCAGCCGGCGCAATGGCTGGAAAGGTGGCAGCATGATGACGACAGAGCAGATCGCCGATCTGCGCATCATCCAGCGCGTCGAGCTCGGGCAGACGAAAGGCCAGATCGTTGTCGGCAATGGCCGCATCTTCGCCCTGAGTTACGACAGCCTGATCGACTTGATCCATGCGCTCGAAGTGATCAACGCGAAGCTGACGCTCAAGTGGCTGTCGCTCAAGGTCGTGCCGAAGCTCTACAACCCGCAGGCGCTGTCCGGCGCTCGCATCAAGGGTGGCGGCGCAGACCTCTACGATGGCCGCGACGGCGAGCCCGTCCAGCGCTTCGGCCATTGGTGCCGCGTCGAGATCAACGGCAACGTCTACGACAGCTGGTTCACGCGGCTCGACGAGCTGATCAAGTGCCTCTATGCCGTTGTGAAGGACGAGCAGAAAGACCCGTTCGCGCGGCAGATCATGGAGGGGGTGGGGGTATGAGCAACAGCGATGCAGTCCTCGGTGCTTCGGGATACGTGGCTGGGGCAATCCCCGGCGTGATGGATGCTGCCGATCCGATGTTTGTCGCAGCGATGACCGGAAAGGTTGCTGGCAAGGCGGCCGAAATCTGGAATATCCTCGGGCGGCGCAATGCCTTCAACAACACGACCACGCTGCATGACGTGGTGGATTTTTCAGCGACTACCGCGCTGATCGTTCCACTTACCGGGGCAGAGACCCTGGAAATCATCAGCAGCAGCGCATCCGATGCAGCGGCTGGAACTGGCGCGCGAACCGTCCGCATTGCCTACCTGAACAGCAACAACGAGCAGGCCATCACAACAGCGACGCTGAATGGAACGACCGCCGTGTCGCTGGGCTCCGGCTTCAAGGCCGTTCAATGGATGGAAGTAGCCACGGTCGGGAGCGGCGAGGTTGCGGCCGGAAACATCGTGATCCGCAACGCGGCGGCGACAACGGTCGAACACGAGAAGATCGCAGCCGGAGGGAATCGCAGCATGTCGGGCCGCATTCAGATTCCTGCCGGCTGGACTGGATACCTGAAGTCGGCGGATTACCACGCCATCAGGCAGGCAATTGATTTCCGCATTCGAGCGACTGTGCACGCAGACGACCGAAGCGTCGCCGGCTCGACATACATGTTCCAAGATAATTCGTTTCAGGCTGCCGACACGGACAGCGAAATGGATATTCCCTGGTTGCCGATGCCGCCTTTGACCAAGATCAAAATGAGCGCGATTGCGCAATCTTTGGCCGGCACTCCCCGCGCCGATTGTTCTTTCTGCCTGCTGATGGTGAACCACGCATGAGCCAGGTCACCCCGCACACCTACCACGCGGCGCTCGTCGGCCATCACGAGGGCGCGACAGTGCTTGACGACCTGATCGCCCGATTCGATGCGCGCATGTCGTTCGTCGCCGGGATTCCAGATTCTGCGCTGCTTACGGCGTTCCACGAAGGACAACGGTCCGTGATCCGGTTCATCCTGGACACGGTGGTTTCAGTCGAGAGCGGGACGCCCAAGTTCCCGCCGATACTTTAAGGAGGATGTGTGATCAAAAAATACTGCGATAGTTGCGGCTGTGAAATAACCAAGTCTGCTCTGCATCGAAGAAAAGACAAAACAGTCTGGAGCGGTGGATCAGCGGTCATTCTGAATTCTGGAAGCGGTATTTCTGTGCGCGTCGATGTGAACGCTACCTGCACCGATGGATCCGTCACCCTTTACGATGTTTGCGACGGCTGCATTTCTGAAGCGATAGCTTGCGCGCTGACTGGAAAAGAGAAATTTCGCCGTTTGGCATCAGATAAACCGGAGAAGAAATAATGTCTGTACTAATGCGCAAAATGATTGGCTTGCGGTTGATGGACGCGGCAACCGATGGCACCGAAGGCGGCGCTGGTGGCGGTGCCCCGGCAGCCGCAGCACCCGAGCCCAGCATTCTCGAAGCTCTCGGCGCTGGTGGCGATCCTGCCCCGGCTGCTGCCGCGCCGACTGGCGACCCCGCCCCGCAGACCACGGAGCAGCAGGCGCTGCAGGCCAGCGAGACCGACACGCGACGCCCGGCGCACGTCCCCGCGAAGTTCTGGGACGCGACCAAGGGCGAGATCAATCACGAGGCCTGGGCGAAGTCTTACACCGGGCTTGAGCAGCGCATGAAGGACACCGGCCTGCCGCCGAAGGATGCGACAGAATACAAGTTCGAGCCCCCGGCCGGCATGGAAGCCTTCGAGCCCGATCCCGATCTGACCGCCGCCTTCCGCACCAAGGCGCACGAAATGGGCCTGACGCAGAAGCAGTACCAGGCAGTCATGAGCGAATACGCCGCGCTGATCCCGAGCATGGCCGAGCAGATGGTCAACTTCGGGCGCGGCAAAGCCGAGGAATCGCTGAAGAGCTTCTACAAGACGCCCGAGCAGCTGACGGAGAACGTCAAGCTCGCATTCAAGGCGTTCAATGCCTACGCCGACGAGTCCGACATGAAGGAGATCAACCGCATCGGCAACATGCCAGCGGTGATCAAGATCCTCGCCAAGGTCGGCCGCGAAATGCAGGAGGATCCCGGCGTCGGTGGCGACTCGATCCTCGCGGCGGAAAGCCTCGACGAACTGATGGCAAAGGATTCGCCGTATTGGGATCCGAAGCATCCGAAGCACGCTGCGGTAAAGGCCAAGGTCTCCGCACACCACGAAGCCGCCGCCCGGCAGAAGCAGCGCAAGGCGGCATAACCATCACCCCCCCGGCAAGGCTGAACAACCGCAAGGCCAGCCAAGCCGGGAAGCAGGACAGAGCGGGAACAACTGCACGCCAGCCCGCACCGCAGGACCGTACTACCGCATCACCCTGGGCCGCTCGGCCATCGGCTAAATGAGCGAACAACCCGAAAAGACGCAACACGAATCCTTTACCTCACCTTTTCGGGAGAAACATCATGAGCTTTCAAGTAACCGAAGCGTTCGTCACGCAGTTCTCGGCGAACTTCTATCACCTGTCGCAGCAATCGGAGTCGCGCTTCGAGTCGAAGGTCGTTGTCGAATCCGGCATCGTCGGCGAATCGAAGAAGATGAACCGCATCGGCGCCACGGCTGCCCAGCGCAAGACCACGCGCCACGGCGACACCCCGCTGATCGAGACGCCTCACTCCACGCGCTATATCGACCTCGACGACTACGAGTGGGCCGATCTGGTCGACGAACTGGACAAGAAGAAGATGCTCGCCGATCCGGCCAGCGCCTACCTCAAGGCCGGCGTCGCCGCGATGAACCGCTCCAAGGACGATGTGATCATTGCCGCGATGAACGGCTCTGCCCGCTCGACTTCCGGTGGCGTTGCCCTTCCTGCGGCGCAGAAGATCGCGCACGGCGCGGCCGGCCTGACCAAGGCCAAGCTGATCACCGCGCGCAAGAACTTCCGCACCAACGAATGTGACGGCGAGAACGGCGAGGAATTGAATATCGCCTACACGTCCGAGCAGCTGGAAGACTTGCTCAATGACACCACGCTGACGGATACGCAGTACAACACCGTCATGTCGATGATGTCGGGTGACATTCCGAAGGGCCAGAAGCTGTTCGGCTTCAGCGTCACCCCGTCCGAGCGCATCACCAACAACGGCACTTCCGACCTGGTTCTCGCCTGGGCGAAGTCCGGCGTTGCGCTGGGCATCGGCGCCGAGATCACGACCCGCCTGACCGAGCGCGCGGACAAGTCCTACGCCATGCAGCCGTATGCCTGCATGAGCCTGGGCGCCGTCCGCATCGAGGACGCGAAGGTCATGCAGATCGCTTGCAACTAAACCCGCCACGAACGAGAGGAAATAAATCATGGCTGCTGAAAACCTGAAGTCCACGGCGGTGACCAACGCCGACGCGACGCCTGTCGACATGACTGGCGCCTATCTCCAACACGGCCGCCTGCGCGAGTCCGTCGCCATCGTCGAAGCTGCTGGCGGCGATGCGGGCTCGACGTACCGCTTCTGCCGCATCCCGTCCAGCGCGCGAGTCTCGGCGCTGTTCTTCGCCTGCGACGACCTGGGCACCGGCTTGACCCTCGACATCGGCCTGTACAAGACCGCCGCCGATGGTGGCGCCGTAGTCGATGCCGACTTCTTCGCTTCGGCGGTGGATGTCGCAACGGCTGCCCTGGCTGAAGCCAACTTGCTGCACGAATCGGGCGTCGTCAATATCGACGATTCCGAGAAGCGCATCTGGGAAGCCCTCGGCCTGACCGAGGATCCGAAGATCAGCTACGACATCACCGCCGTTTCCGCTTCTGCGGCTGCGACCGGCACGATGAAGGTCCGCGTCCAGTACGTCGACGGCACCTAAGCAACTGAACCCTGACACACCTATGAGGTTCCTCCTGCCTCGTGTCAGTTTCGCCGGCTGCCTCTCTCGGGGTGGCCGGCCCCTTTTCGTTTCAGAGGATTGAAGCATGGCGACTTCGAAGGTACAGGTCTGCTCGAACGCGCTGCTCCTGCTTGGGCAGAACACCATCGCATCGTTTTCTGAGAACAGCGACCGGGCCGTGATCGCCTCGAACCTCTGGGACAACTCGCGCCAGGCAGTGATCCGCTCGCACCCCTGGAACTGCTGCATCAGCCGGGTGGCTCTGGCGCCTGACTCGGCAGCGCCGGCATTCGACTGGACGTATCAATTCACGCTGCCCGGCGATTGCCTGCGCGTGCTGTCGGTCGGCCAGGACGGCGAGACGCCGGAATACAAGCTGGAAGGCCGCAAGCTCCTGATCGACGACAACCCGGCCTATCTGCGCTACATCGCCGACAACGAGGACGTTGCATCGTGGGATTCGCAGATGGTCGAGGTCATGACGCGCTACATGGCGTTTTCGATGGCCTACGCGCTGACCAAATCGACCAGCCTGCGCGATTCGATGTATCAGGAATTCACGCGGCTGCTGAAGCAGGCCAAGGCGATTGACGGGCAGGAAGACACGCCCGACGAAATGGGGGATTTCCCCTTCCTCGCGGCGAGGCGCTAAATGGCGCGCGTCGACTACATCCAGACCAACTTCACGGCTGGGGAGATTTCCCCCCGCCTGCTCGGGCGCGTCGATGTGGCGCGCTTCAAGAACGGGCTCAAGACCTGCCTCAACGCGATTCCGCAGGTTCATGGCGGGGCCAAGCGTGCGCCAGGCTCACGGTTTGCCGCAGAGACCAAGGACAGCACCAAGGCCGCGCGCCTGATCCCATTCATCTTCAACCGGTCGCAGGCGTTCGTGATCGAGTTCGGCGACCTGTATGTGCGCTTCTACACCACGACCGGCCAGATCCTCAATACCGGAACGCCGGTCGAAGTGGCCAGCCCCTACACCGAGGCGCAGCTTGACGACATTCACTATGTCCAGTCGGCTGACACGATGTTCCTGTTCCATCCGTCGCACCCTGTCTATCGCCTGGTGCGCTACTCGAACACCGTCTGGAAGCTCTCGGCGGTGCCGTGGCAGGTTCAGCCTTCCGAGGAAAAGGGCGACAAGCCGGCGACGACCCTGACGCTCTCTGCCGCAACAGTCGGCACCGGGCGCACGGCGACAGCGGCAGCGGCCTGCTTCGAGGCGTCCGATGTCGGTCGGCAGATCACCAGCGGAGCGGGGCTCGCGACAATCACTGCTTACACCTCTACGACAGTCGTCACGGTGACCATTGTCGATGCCTTCGCCTCCGCTGGCCCCATTGCTTCGCAGTCCTGGACGCTGACCGAATCCCCGAAAACCACGCTCACCCCGAGCGCAAAGGATCCGGAAGGCGCATCCATCACGCTGACGGCCGGCGCGGCGGCGTTCAAGAATTCGGCGCAAGTGACCGACATCGGGAAGTTCGTCGAGATCAATGACGGCCTGGTCGAGATCACGGCATTCTCAAGCTCGACCGTGGTCACCGGCACCATTCGCACAGTGCTTGTCTCGACCACGGCGGCGCAGTCTGGCGGCTGGGCCCTGCGCTCAAAGGTCTGGAATGCGACGGACGGATACCCGCGCTGCGGGACGCTGTTCGAGCAACGCCTGATCTGCGCCGGATCGTCGGGCTACCCGCAAACGCTGTGGGGCTCACGGACCGGCGAGTATTACAACTTCTCCGAAGGCGTCGATGATTCGGACGGCTTCAGCTTCACAATTGCCAGCGACCAGATCAACCCCATCGAGCATCTGGCCTCGACGCGGATCCTGCTGCCGATGACCTACGGCGGCGAGTTCTCGATGATGGGCGGCAACGATTCGCCGATCACCCCGACGAATGTTCAGATCCGCAGCCAGACTGCCTACGGTGTTTCCGTTACCAGACCGGTCCGCGTGGCGAACGAAATCATCTTCGTTACGCGCGGCGGGGAGCGCGTCCGGGCTCTGGGCTACCGGGCAGACATTGACTCGTTCAACTCGCCCGACGTGTCGGTGCTGTCCGAACACATCCCGCGAGGCGGCATCTACGAAATGGCCTTCGCGCAGGAACCGGATCAAGTTGTCTGGATGGTGCGCGGTGATGGCGTGCTGGTCACGATGTCGATCGACCGCGACCAGGACGTGATCGGCTGGGCCCGGCGTACTACGGATGGCCTGTTCGAGTCGGTCGCGTCAATCCCGAACGGTGATGAGGATCAGGTATGGGTCGTGGTCAAGCGAACCATCGACGGATCGGATGTGCGCTATGTCGAGTATTTCGATTCCGCCCTGAACACCGACAGCGCGGTGACCGGCACAAGCGGCGGTGCCGGGACGGCTACATGGTCCGGACTTGACCATCTGGAAGGCGAGACGGTCGACGTTGTGGCTGACGGCGTGGTGATGCCGCAGCAAGTCGTCGCAACTGGTTCGATCACCATCCCGCGTGCTGCGAATGCCATCGAGATCGGCCTGCACTACGAATCCGAGATCGAGACCCTGGAGCCAGAAGTCCAAGCGCCGAACGGCACCAGCGCCGGCTCAGCCTTGTCGATTCACGAGGCCTATGTTCGCTTTTTCCAGACGCAGGGCGCGACCGTGCAGGGCGAGACGCTTCCATTCCGCCAGTTCGGCGCCGGCATCCTCAATGCTGCCGTCGAGTCCTTCACCGGCGACAAGGAGGTGTCCATGCTCGGGGAGAACAAGACGATCGTCATTCAGCAGACGCAGCCGCTGCCGTGGCAGGTGCTGGCGGTGATCATGAAGGTGTCGGCCAATGGTTAGGGACGCCACGCTCGACGACATCCCGGCAATGGTGGCGCTGGGCGCGATCATGCACGCCGAGAGCCGCTACAACTTCATGGCCTACGACGGCGAGAAGGTCTCGGCCACGTTGCGCAGCCTGATCGGCGTCGGCTTTGCGCGGGTGCATGAGCGTGACGGCGAGATCGACGGCGGCATGGTTGGCTATATGTCCGAGGCGTGGTTCTCGCGCGCCAAGGTAGCGGCAGAACTGGCGCTGTTCGTGACCCCCGGCAAGCGCGGCGGCATGGCGGCATGGTATCTGCTGTCCGAATTCAGCGCCTGGGCAGAGAACCAGGGCGCGCAGGAAATCACGCTCGCCATCACGACCGGCGTCAAGGTCGAGGAAACCGGCCGGATGTATCAGCGCCTCGGATTCGAGCAGGTAGGCGGCGTTTTCAAGCGGAGGCTATAGCATGTGCACAGGTATTGAACCTCTTTTGTTCGGGACAGCCGCCACGGCTGGCGGAGCGGCAGCAACGGCCGGCCTGATCGGGACAGCCGGAGCATTCTCTGCCGGGTCTGCGTTGTCGCTTGCCTCGGGCGTGATGGGCATTTCCAGCGCGCTATCCCGAGGGCAGCAGTCGAGTCAAATGGCGAACTACCAGGCTGCCCAAGCCGCCGCCGATGCTCAGGCCGAGCGCGAAGTCGGCCAGGTCAATGCCGACAAGATCAGGAAAGCCGCCAAGTCGCAGCAGTCCTCGGCGCGCTCCGCGCTGGCCGCGTCCGGCGTGGTGGCCGATGCCGGAACCCCGCTGACGATTCAGGGCGACATCATCAATCGCGGCGAGGGCGATGCTCTTACCGAACTGCTGACCGGCGTCCGGAAGGGGCAGCGCCTGGACAGTCAGGCATCCGGGCTGCGCGTGGCTGGCAGCAACGCCAAGGCGTCCGGGTATGCCAGCGCGGCGGGCTCCTTGCTGGCGACGGGCGGGAAAATTGGATCGAAGTACGGCGGTTTCGGCGGATCGAGTTATCCGCAGGGCAACAACCCCGACGAATGGAATAACTGATCATGGCGCGCATCCCGATGGGAAACTTCGGCAACCGGGTAGCGGCGCCGGTTGTGCAGGGGCCGCAACTGCCGGCGATGGCGTTCGGGGCAGACGTGGCGGGACCGCTGGCGCAGGGGCTGGAAGTCGCGGCGCAGTCGTTCGGCGTCGAGGAGCAGAAACGCGAACAGGAAGCGAAGCGGCTGGAGCGGGAGCGGAAGCAGGAAGATGAAGCCCTGACGCGGGCGAAGGCAGCAAACGCGGTTCTTGATCGGGAGATTGCCGTCAAGACGCTGGCGGCGGAAATCAGCCAGCAGGTCGAGGCCGGAGATATTCACTACAACGACGCGCCCAAGGAGTTCAAGAAGCGCATCGCCGATCTCGGAACGCCGAACATGGCCGGCATGGACCCGGTGACGGCCGAGAACTTCAGCAAGGGCGTGAAGCGCGCTGACTTCAGTGGCGAGGGGATAATTCACGGAGCGATGTCGAAGGCTCGTCTGGCCGACTTCCGCGCACAAACCGACAACATCCTCGACAAGTTGGGCAAGCAAGCCAGCCTGCCTGGCGCCGACCACGCCGCGATCAACGCGCAGGCCGATGGCCTCGATGAGGTCGGCAAGCGCGCCTATGGTGCCGGCTGGGCAAAGAAAAAGCTGGACTGGATCGCGGGCAATTGGGACGCGCATCTCAAACAGCAAGCCATGACTGTGCGCGACGACCTGAAGGGGATCAAGGCGCTGGAAGAGGCGATCACGACCGGTCCCTACGCAGACAAGCTCCATTCAAATAATCGAAACACCATCATTTCCATGCTAACCGGCTACCGGACGGCCAAGATTCAGCGAGACGAGGCCGTAGCGAACAAGGTACAGCGTGAGCAGGAGCGCGTGCTCAAGCGTGCCGAGGCCGAATTCAACACCTTCCAGTCGCTGGCCGACAAGGGGACGATTCTCGCGCCCGAGTACATTAACCGTGTCGTACAGATGACGGCTGGCACACCTTACCAGCAGGGCATCAAGATGCTGGCGCAGCAGGCACAGGAAACTGGCGGTCTGGCCTCGCAGCCGGTGGTAGCGCAAGAGGCGATGCTGACGCAGGTCGATACGCTGATCGCTCAGCGCGGGCGCACTCCGGAACTGGACAAGCGCCGCGAGCAAATTCAGAAAGTTCTCAGCGGCAGCCAGGCCGATCTGAAAGCCAACGGGCTGCGCGCCGGGCTCGAACGCGGCGTGATCAAGGACATGGCCCCGCTCGACATCTCAACGCCGGAAGCCTTTGCTTCATCCGTCGCCATTCGCCTGACCCAAGCCGAACAGGTGAGCCAGTGGGCCGGAAAGCCGGTTTCACCGCTCGATGCGCGCGAGGCCGAACAGGTGCGGGGAATGCTCGATGCGCTGCCACCGAAACAGAAGTCTCAGGCGGTCTCCACGATTGCCGGCGCTGTCGGCCCGAAGCTGGCCGGAGCATTGGCCGAACAGGTCGAGAAGCAGGACAAACCGCTCGCGCTGGCCTTCGCCACGGCAGGATCATCGACCACGGCAGGCCGCTACACGTCGGAATTGATCCTCAAGGGGGCTGCGGCAAAGAAGGATGGTCTTCCGATCAAGGATAAATTCGGGAAGAGTCGATCCGCTCTTGAGTGGGAGATCGCTGGGCATCTTGATGGCGCGTTTCCGGACGAGCGCGCGCTGAAGGCTGCGAAAGAATCGGCAAACCTGATCGCTTTCGGGCTTGCTGCCGAGGCAAAAGGCAGCCTCTCCGACGACGACATAGAGGCGGCCGTGAGTCTGGCTATCGACGGGACAATCATCAAGCGCAACGGCAAGAAGTTGCCGATCCCGCCCGGCTGGTCCGAGGATGACTTCGCCAGGGGCCTGCGCAACGCATCGAAAGGCTCGGACATCCAGAAGCAGGCGCCCGACGGCAAGGTGCGCGCCGGGGGCGTGGAAATGTCCGCTGCCGACTTCGCCGCAACCGTGCCAGGGCAGGAACTGATCTACGCCGGCCCCGGCCGCTATGCCGTGATTGTCAAGGGCCGCCCGGTCACCAATTCCGCAGGCAAGCCGATCATCGTCGGGGTGCGCTGATGGGACTGCTCGACGCTTACCAGGACAGCACCGACCGCGCGCTGACCGTGATGGCCGCGAGGCCCATCGATCCGGAACCGCCGAAGCCGAAGCACAGCGGCTGGAGCACGATCCCGCGCGCCGTTGCCGGG